ACGCCGGATAGAAGTCACCAGAGATCATCCGGTTCCCCTTCCCGTTGCGCTGGTTAGGGGCAATGCGTGTCATAAAACCGGCTCGCTTTTTACTGGCTCTCGGCACCATATAACCAATCGAACGAGCCAGGCGTCCGGTCTGATAACCGGGGTTTTCACCCGGTGCCGACCGCGCACGGCGCATCACCAGCCGACGGGCATCACGCATATGACGCTGCCCAATCGTGACAAACGCCCGCCGGACACGGGCGCGGTTAAAGCGCATCTCGGCGGGCTGCTGAACATCAACGTGAAAAAAGGGAGTCGCCATTGCTGCCTCCGTGACTCTGCCTACATTCGCCCAGCTCCGTACACTCCAGCAGCAGAAAGCGCCGCGCCCCGTTCAGATCACGCTGACGTTTCACCCGGTACACACTGTCATCACAGACCACCTCATAATCAGCAGTGATCCCCCGGCGGTAGCGAATGGTGATGTAATGGGTGATGGCATCTCCGATCTGCGCTGTTTCCTGCCAGGTGGTGGCACTGGTCTGGATAACCTTCGCCCATGCCCGGAACACAACCGGGTATTGAGGCTCCACGCCAAAGTTATCCGCGGGCATATCCACCCGCTGGCGGATCAGGACGCGTTTATTCAGCTCGCCTGGGTCAGGCAGAATGTAGGTTGCGCTGGTCTGCGCCTGACGAATTTTCATAGTGGTATAAGGCGATAAGGAGCAACCAACCAGTTAAAGCTCATTGGCAACTCCATTTTCTCAACGTCTGTAACCGTTGAGCGGTTTTCGTAGAAATGGCTGACAAGTAGCAGGAGCGCCAGCTTCACATCATCAGATATCACAAGCCCATCAGGATCATCCGCAGGCCTGTCATCTGCGGTTGCATACAACGTACGGTTAAGGAAGTTTTCCGTCCGACTCTGAGCGGCCTTCCCAAGTAGTTCAAGCAACTCATCTTCATCAGAGAAATCATCATCCAGACGAAGCTGAAGCTTAATCTCTTCCATTTTTAACAGCATAAAACCTCCTGTGCCCGCCAGAACGCGGGCACAAAAAAACCGCATTACGCGGCGTGCTGTATTACGTAAAAAGACTAATCAACCACCAACGCTACCTTTCCCCACCAGCGCTTTAATGGCAGAGGTGTCTTCCAGGATACAGTCAAAACGATGGAAGGCCAGAAAACCGGTCTGATCATATTCCGCGTAACGCTCAACCAGACGTTTAAGAATCATGTATCGCACACGACGGATAATGAAGCGATCAAAGTCACCACAGAACATGAATTTTTTACCCGCCCCGATATCATCAATTTCCTGATCAATGACATAAGGTACATTCAACACTGAAGCAGGTGCCACACCAACAATATCCGGCAACCATAAAGGGCGTCCCTGACCGTCTTCCATCTCACTGATCAGTTTCAGCGTATTATCGTTAAATGCCAGGCGGAATTTCGGTCCGCGACGATATACAGGATCAATGCTGTGTTTCAGAGCCAGAATTTCCTGCCACTTCACCGCATTTGCCGCGGCAGTCTGTGTTGTGCCGGTCACTGATGCTGCCAGCCCTTTGGGTTGTTTAGGCGTACCAGCACCAGTCCCCTGAATCAGATAACGGGCTTCACCACGACCAATACGTTCAGCAATGCGACGGGCAAGATAAGCTTCCATATCGATCGCGCTGTCCTGCAGCAACTCATTAGACACACGAATGATTTTCGATGTCATTTTGAGCGCCCCAAGACTTCCCATACCGAAATCGGTGTCTTCTTCACCGGCTTCTTCATTTTCGCCCAGCAGAACACCAACTTCGGAAGTACCATCAGCTGTTGCCCACTCCATGGTGCGACCGTCAGAAGTGGTCAGAATCTGCGCCACACTGGCGATGCCACCGTAGGATTTCATCTTCTCAACAACTTTCGCCAGGAATGTTTCTGGTACGGTATATCCGCCCTTTTCATCCTGAGCTACACCCTGGGCACGAAGTTCACGCAACGCCTTTCGCTCTTCTGATGTCAGCTCACTGGCACCGTGACGCATCCACTTATCAAAAACCTGAGCTCGTTTCTCATCCTGTTGCGAATTGTTTTCCGGATCAAGATTCTGACGCTGCTCTTCCTCATTGCTTTCAATGTACGCCTGATCCTGACGACGCAGTTCTTCTTCGCGTGCAATTCGTTCATCAAGCGCTTCCAGTTCGGATTTTGCTTTGTTCCACTCAGTGCGCTGCTCTTCCGTCCATGCGTTATCACCAATTTTTTCATTCAGGGCGCGCATGTCAGTTGCGATAGTATTACGTTTCTGTTTCAGTTCATGCAGTTTCATGATGTTTCCTTTACGCGTTAAGAAGGGTCAGGACGCGTTCACGCGCCATACGTTGATTAATGGCTTTCTGTAGCGCGCCGCTGTTGCGCGCCTCCTGCCATGCTTTCATGGAGCGAACAGCCGAGTCAGCCTCCTGATAGGCAGGATATGTCACAGGACTGACATCCAGCAGACGGGAAAAGCGGGTTATCTCGCGAATAACAACCCCGTCCTCATCCTGATACCACTCCTCACCGTCACGGGCGACACGGAAAGCGAAAGATGACTGGTTAATATCTCCACGTTGCATCGGGGCCAGCACCAGATCACGAATGGTCTGTGTCTCCGGAGCCTGGATGTCATAGCGTAATCCGCGCTCATCAACTGAAAGATTCAGCGTGCCTGCTGCACTACGCCCAAGAATAAAATTAGGATCGTGGTTAAACAGTGCGCGTACATCATCACCAAGCACATCGTCAAAAGCGCCGGGCCGGATGATTTCGCGGAATGAACCGAATATCAGCTCAGAACGACAGTCAAACACCGATCCATAACCGATAATGTGCGCCGGGTTATCGTCATGCCTCTCAGCACGCACCTCACCGCTGTAACAACGGATTTCACGGTCATTCATTGGTTTTTCCCTCATCGTTTTTTGGGGGCTTAAAATCTCCTGCCGGGTTAGCAGCATTCACGCTTACCAGCATCTCGTCCAGCCCTTCAACCGGATTCATATCCTCGAATGCGCGGGCCTCATTACGGCTCATCCATCCATCGGTAATAGCGAAGTGATAGAATTGCGCGCGCTCCTGCGGAGTTCCGCGTAAAAGCCCCGTCAGATTGAACCTGACGTAATACCCGGCGGCTAACTCAGCGCGGGTAAACAAGCGACGGTTAAGCTCCTGCTCCCAGTTCGTCACCCACGGCATCATCGTGTAGCGGACAAACTGAATCGCCTGCGCAGAAATATTGGAGAAGGTGGCTTTTTCGAGGTCATTAATCATGTGCGCAGGAATATTGAAAATACCGGCGATCATTGAACGGTTCAGCTTCATCATGTCAATGATCTGAGCGTCAACTGGCGACACAGTCAGTGCCTTGTAATCCAGATCGGCTGGCAGCAGCATGGTTTTGTTTTCCTGGCGGCGTAACGCCTGCGATGCCTTCTGCCACTGATCTTTAAGCCAGCCCCAGCTTTCCTTATTGAGTCCGCTTTTAACGGATACTATCCCCGCCGGACGGGCATTACCGCTGAAGAAGCTTTCTGTGTACTTCTGACCGCTCATCCCCATGCCTATTGTTTCGGCATGTTGCATAATCGGACTCAGCCCCATCTTCTGATTATTACCCAGCGCACGGATGTGGATCATATCGTCCGGACTGATCGCAAACGCCCCATATTCGTTGTACAAACCGTAGGTATATCGGCCACCAGTATTCATCAGCGTCGTTTCCCACGGCATACAGCAATCCAGGGATATAACTTCACCGCGACGATTACGTTTCACCCAGGTATACCCATTCCCCCAGCCAAGGATGTGACGTTGCTTCAGTTCGCGCCATTTGTAGCTGGTTTGCCAGGTATTGGGCTCATCATGAACCAGATAAAACGCCGGATGATCGCGTGCGGGTTCAACCTTCCCCTTGTGCCTGCGCATAACATGCAACGGCATCTGGGCAAGGCTGGAAGACAGGACATAGATACAGGAATACACCGCAGCCAGTTTCATCGCAGTCTCAGGACTGACATAAACGTCTGCCCGGAACAGCCCATCAGTATCAACGGCATCACCGGTTATCGGGGTGGAAGGATTCTCCAGTGATTTACTTCTGAACAGAGCATCAAGCAGCACGCGTCCCCCTTCTGGCCATAGCCAGTGCGCCCACCAGCAGTAAAGCACCGGACAAAATTAGAGCCGGAGCCATACCAAACTGCAGGTAAACCCCGCACGTAAGCAGGCCAAAACCAGCCAGCCCGATAACATCAGCAATTAGTGATTTCATAGAATTAAGAGATCATCGTCCGGATCAAGAGATGAGAGGAAATCGTCAGGTTCTTTGAGCATTGCCCGACCGATCGTCATAATCAGTGCAACCGCACCATCGATTTTGTTTTCCGCCTGCTCCTTGACGGGCTTCACTAAATCATCGTTACCTGGCATGTTTTTGCCGACCACATTGCCGATACACCAGGTCATGATGGGATTGCCGTCATGATGAAAGCGTCCCGATTCAATCGCTGCTTCCAGCTCTTTCATCGGATCGGACATATTGGCGAAGTTCTGGACGATAGTGACGGGATTCAGATCTTCATCAGCAAGGTCATGTGACAGCCCGGTCGCCCCGAAGGGGTCGATGGGTGACTCACTGACCGGGCTGATTTTGTTCGCCGCTTTGGCCTCCTCGAGGATGTAGCGATAATCCACCTCTGCACCATCGGTAACGGTCAGGACGCCCATTTCCACCCATTTCTGAAAGCGTTCGGCTGTCCGTCTATCTTCATTTTTCTCGACGCTGTACACCGTGTCATACGGTACCCAGAAGCGCGGGGCCACACTGTAGTAATGCGTTTTACCGTCAATCTCGCGGGTATAAAGTCGCGCCATGCTGTTCATATCCAGCTTACGCGCCAGGTCAAAGGCCAGAATGCACGGCTGCCCCTCGAACTGCTCAAGGGTCAGTGATTTATCCTCGCAGCTCTGCCAGCTCACCAGGTTGAAATACGCCGAACGCGCCGACACCCAGATATTGAGGTGTTTTGTTTTAAAGACGTTTGCCAGACGGGCGTTATTTTTCGCACGCTGCTGCTGACTTAACAAAAATTCGCGATAAACCGACACGCCAATATTTGGATTGGCTTTTTCCAGCACCTGCGGGTCGGTCCAGTCGTCACCTTCATCAACGGTATAGATGATCCCGAACAGTTCATCGTTAGGCACCGAGCCGTTGAGCATCTCGATGACTTCCCGCCGCTTGTCGTAGCACGGCCCCTCAATGTTGTACCCGGCGGTGGTGATGGCCCACATCAGTGGCTGACGTCGCGCCCCCATCCCGGTAAGCATTGTGGTGTAAAGCGCATCGGTGGCGTGCTCGTGATATTCATCCACCACCGCACAGTGGGGTGATGATCCATCACCGGGGTTACCGATCAGCGGTTCAAACCGCGCGCCATCCTCCGGACGGTTCATGTTTGAGGCGTTAACCTCAATCCCGAACGCTTCCGTCAGCATGGGTGTGCGTTTACACATCAGTCGCGCCGGGCGAAAGACTTCCCACGCCTGTTTCTCTGTCGTGGCACCGGAATACACTTCCGCGCCAAACTCGTTATCACAGGCAAAACAATACAGGGCGACACCGGCAGAGATTGCCGATTTGCCGTTCTTACGGGGGATTTCGGTATACACCTCCCGGAAGCGGCGCAGCCGGGTACCTTTATTGACCCAGCCAAACGCACAGCAGATCACAAAGAGCTGCCACGGCTCCAGCGTGATGGGCATCCGTTTGAATGCCCACTCACCCTTGGTATGCGGCAACAGCTGAATAAATTTGGCGGCCCGTTCAGCCAGGTCCTTGTCGAAGCGGTAACGAAACGACTTACTTTTTTCCGCCATCAGGTCATCAAGATGGCGCTGGCAGGCCTGAATCACAAACTGGCAGGCCACAATCTTTCCGCGCACGACATCACGGGCATACTGATTGGCTGCATTTACGTTGGGGTAAGATTTCCGGCTCATGATTCGATGATTTTCAGATTGTCAGAAACGGGTTAGTGGCTTTCTTCTTCCCCGCCAGGCCAATCAGACGCTGGCGGCTGCTGGGGTCGAGTCCGAGCATTGCCCCCGTGCTGCTCATCTCGGACTCCTGTTCTTTTTTGGCGGTCAGCTCCGGATTTTTGACCATGCCGCCCATTGCACCGGTGATGGTGTTGCCCTGTCTGGCAATATTTTTCACGGCACGTCGCCAGAATTCATAGGCCACACACCACCGCTCAAGTACCGCCAGGTCAGTCACGCACAGCAGGCCCTGACCGCAGAGTTCTTTGGTTGTCAGTTGCCACATGATCGTGGCGAGAGGGAGATCTTCTTCAGCGAACCACTCCGGTGGCTCAACACCTTTGATGGGCGTAAAAACAGGTTCATCTTTATTCAGGGCTCGCTTGCCGGGGTTTCCGGCCAGCGCCTTGCGCGCCGTTGGCTTGGGGCGACGCCCGGAACCCCCCGCCGTTCCAGCCATATGCGGCACTCCTGGTTAAATTTCATTTTTCGCGGGTATAAAAAAACGATGGGGCGGGCAGTCCGGAAGACGTCAGGTCACAGGGATTTGACCCGCCCCTCCCCTCAGACAGTTGAGAATTATTATCACTTTAACCGTTCACGGGCCGTCTTCGCCTTATGACACGGCCAGCACAGACTCTGCAGATTACTGTCAGCATCAGTGCCGCCATGCGCTTTAGGGATGATGTGGTCAACAGTTTTCGCCTCACGCACCACACCAGAACGCAGACATAACTGACACAGGCCTTTGTCACGCTTCAGGACACGCGCGCGGATACTGTCCCACTTCGAACCGTAGCCGCGCTGATGACGGGATTGTCCAGGTTTGTATTGCTTCCAGCCTTCGCTTTTGTGGCTTTCGCAATAGCCTGACGGGTCAGTGGTGGTATTACGGCAACCTCGAGCACGGCAGGCTTTCGGGATTCGTGGCGGCATATGTACTAATCTCCGATTTATCCAAATTTAACTGCCATAATGCCGACATTCTCTGCCATTGTTGGCTCCGTTTATCCGTTAAAAGGGATATCAGTTAAGTTATCCCGTGTAGGGTATAAACCATTATCAAAGCCACTCTGTAGGGAGTGGCTTTTGTAATGACAATAAAAAGCCCCGCGAATACGAGGCTTTTAGCATGTGGAAAAGGAAGTTTATTGTAACTTTTCAAGATAAGGAGCTATGTTGCTAACTTTTTTGTAGTTCAGATCATCCGGTAGTTGAACAGCAGGATTATATACAACCCATATAGATTCAGACTTGCCATCTGCACCATCTGTGTTTTTACATGAGCGTAACTTGTAATGAATGATTCTATCTACGTCAGCGTACTCGGAGGTTGCATAAACTTCATATTTATTATCTCCATGGAAAAGGATAGTTTTAACTAATTTTGTAGATGACATGTCTGCTCCTTTGTAATTGATGGGTATGACATATGACCACCAATTACAATGCCATATTTCTGGTGATTATTGCAGCAGCGAAATTACAAACCAAACCCAAAGATGGGCTTTGTAATGACTACAGTAACGAACTGCACAATGCGCCTGTATTTCGAGGATGACGTCCAAATACGTTAATCTTCTCGCGAACGCTCTCACTACACATTCGCTCTACAATTCGCCAAACAACCTTTTCAGGTAAAAATTTCGGCGCTAGTGCTGAAATAGCACGCCACAGACCCCGACTAAGCGAGCATGCTGTGCTACCGAAACTAAAGATGACGAACGAAATAGACGTGATAAACGCCCAGCACCCAGAGAGAAAAGCTGAGATGCGGTGATAAAGCTTAGTCATGTATTGCTCCTGTTTTTTTGGTTTTCATCGCCCGATCATTTCAGGCATTGCGTCCTGATGTATTCCTGCAGGTAGTTAACCTGCGCGGTTATCCTGTTGATTCCACTTCTGAGACGGTAATAATTGAGTTCAGCATCTGCTGTAAGTCTTGGGCTTTCTCCATCGCCCATGCTGCTGGCTCCGGTCGTTGACTTTGCACAGGTGGCGGCGACTTGCAGGCGCTTACGACCAGCAGAAACATCAGCACGGAGACTTTCGATAGTCGCGTTAGCATCAGCAAGCTCCTTTGTGTATCTGGCGTCGAGTTCTGCTACATCACGTTGACGCTTCTGCATATCAGCGATGATGGATGCGGCTTTATCGCGCTGCTCTTTGTAGGTCATGGCGTTATCACGGTAATGATTAACAGCCCATGACAGGCAGACGATGATGCAGATAACCAGAGCGGAGATAATCGCGGTGACTCTGCTCATACCTCAATCTCTCTGACCGTTCCGCCCGCTTCTTTGAATTTTGCAATCAGGCTGTCAGCCTTATGCTCGAACTGACCATAACCAGCGCCCGGCAGTGAAGCCCAGATATTGCTGCAACGGTCGATTGCCTGACGAATATCGCCGCGGTCAATCATCGGTAAAGCGCCACGCTCTTTAATCTGCTGTAATGCCACTGAGTCCTGGCTTCTGGGAGAGAAGTCTTTCAGCCCAAGCTGCTTGCGGTAAGCATCCCACCAACGTGAAAGAAGTTGATAACGGCCTGCAGCTGTTGATTTGAGTTTCGGGTTTAGCGTGACAAGTTTGCGAGGGTGATCGGAGTAATCAGTGAAGAGTTCGCCACCGACAATAACGTCATAACCGTGGTTACGTGTCGGTTGTCGCCCGTTATCCGTTCCTTCTGACCATGCCACCATATCCAGGAAAGCTTTACGCTGGGAATTTAGTACCTGCATAAATTACTCCTTAGAGCCACCAAACTTGTTACCGATTACTCTCATTGCAGCCCCACGAATAGCATCGACACCGATCAACCCAACGCCACCACCAATGGCAACAGAAAGCGATTTAGGCCATCCGACATACTCAAGCGCGGATGCAAAGGTCAGCGTCAGAGCGCCACAGAGCAAAATCTCGAGCGTTTTTCTCTTCCAGCCACCACCCCCGCCAAAATAGGCAATGCGCAAGCCAGCCATAACGATCGACATAATCACTGCGCCCAGCGGTGTGTCTCCACGCCACCAGCTCTGGACCAACTCCAGCCAAGTATTTGGGTTATGAGGCATTTGTAGTTATCTCTCACCTCGCTGATACAGCAGGTGCAAATTGAGGAAACATCATGTACCGCAAATCAGAAGCGGAAACGTCAAAGAAGCCGAGCCAATGGATAACTGCGGGATAGACTAGGCCCAACGAATCCCCAGGCCCAGAAACGACAAAACCCGCTCGACGGCGGGTTTAAGCTGTGTGGCGAAGTAACCACTCTTAACACAATACAATACTTTTTGCGTACGCGTTAGTGTTTTGATAGAATTTTCAGCCACATAAAAATTCATTCTTATAATTCGGGATATATAATGGATATAACTTGTTTAGAATGTGGCAATGTTCTTGACGACCCAACTGTAGCTTGCGATAAATGCGGTGCCACGCCTCATGTTGTAGTGCTGGGCAAACAATCGTACTTTCCTATTGGTGCTGTAACAGCAAATCTTGAAAAAAATGATTCAAGAGCATTTGATTATCGATTAGGTGAAGTTTGGGATCTAAAAAATGAAGTCACATCTGAATTCATAACCAGAATTGAGAAAAAATTTAGCCGAAAAAACAAATTTCATAACTTCCTAGACTCAGATCACAACCCTTCATCCATTCCTACGATCCTAAAAAAATACATTAATAAAAATAATGAATTCATTGATTTATCTAGAGCTATAATAGAGAAGCTTAAACATAATGCTAATAACGAATCGAGAGTTGCCCAACTTCAGGGGGGGAGCGTTGTTTTCATCCACTATAAGTCTACCGAACCAGAGGATTTGGGGAAACTTCTAATCGTAATGGTTGATAAACAAAGCGCCTATGACTTTGATTCGGATAAGTTGACCCCAACAAGATTAAATCCAATTAATACCGATGCCTTACGGCAGGCTGCGATGTTCGATTTAACTTTATTCGAAGCCAGTTATCCAGAAAACAAGGGTGACTCATATGTACATTTCTTGCAAGGTAAATCTAAAAGCGATTTTTTCAAAGACTCATTAGGTTGCCGACATGATTCGGACAATAAAAGAAGCATTCAGCAATTATTCAGTGCTATAGATATTTTTGCTAGTAAAAACTCACTCGGTCGTGTACTGCGTGATACTATTGACAATGAAGTTAAATCCTTACTGGAAAAAAAATCAAAAGATAAACACGGAAATAAGTCCGTTAAGATAGAGGATATTTCAAAAATAATTGACTCATGCCTGACTGATTCACACAAATGTAAGGGAACGTTTGTCGATTTTGTTAATCTTAATGGTTTCCAGATTGACCCTCAATTTGAACCAACTCCTAAAGCAGCTGAAAGCGCGCTTACAATTGAAGTGGCAGATAACGACAATAATTTTAAGTTGAAAATAATGCGTGGAGCTATTGGAGACGAAAAGTCAAATAAGCCTGTAATTCTCACTGACAACAAATGCGAAATTGTGATAAAATTGAGTCAGGCAAATTATGATGAACTCAAAAGATATAGAGACAGCTAATAATGACAATTGCTGATGACTTATCAAGATTAGCGCAGATTATTAACGGAGCCTCAAGCAGAGTTGAGGGCTACTACACTGTCATAAGTCTTGAAGAAAGCATTGTTATTGTAAATAGTTCTGAAATAATTAGACTGTTACAATCTATAGGTTATAAAAAGGCAACAACCTGCATCGAAAATAATGAAATTTGGCTAGATCGCCAAGCTTCATCTTGGGATGACGCTATAATTTATGAGAATGTTGAGTCTTTTTGGTCTAGAGTAAACACCCAAAACGCTCTTCCGAAAAATTATATCATCGGAACGCCGTTAATACTCCCTACTTCTAAGAATGAAAGCATCGAAAAAATCCATATTTTCTTTATGTGGAAAGATATCCTTTCATTAATTGCTGATCATCATAACAGTGACTGCTCTGTCTTATTTTTCACCAATGAAGACAAAAGTTATACAGTCGAACTCACGCATTTTTTACAATATAGCGAGATTAATCGCTTATCGAACTCGTCTCTTAAATATGAAATTATAAAGGAGCTTCTCGACACAATAAAAATCAATGATTTACACAAAAGCGAGCGCAAGCTCGTTATACGCTCAGCCATAAACGAAGTATTTAAAGCAAATGGTACGTTCAATTTCTTTGACTTGCTTAACTCTACTGAACTCGTCAGGAAAAAATATGATGAACTATATGAGATTTACACAAAGAGGTTTTCTGTAAATAAAATTCTTAACGAACTCGATGAGAAAAATCTTGAGTTCACGAGTAAAATTAACGAATTCATATCATCTAATCAGACAAAAGCATTGACTATTCCCGGTGCATTAATAGCTGCTGGTGGCTTAGTGAAGGCTAATGAAACAACCGAAGCAATATTGATTATCGCAGGACTTTGGATGATAAAAAAAGTCAATTACATTTCTATTGAGATATTCAATGAAACATTCGACAACTTACGTTCTCGAGTGGAGTCCGCTTTCGATAAGTATTTAAAGTTTGAAGAAAATAAAGAAATCAAAGATAATGCAGATAGTATTAAGAGTAGCATTACAGGTTTGATTGATAAAGCTAAAAAAAGGATGAGAACTGTTAAATATCTCGCATCAGCCATGTTTTATGGAGGCCTTATTTACGTTGGATATAAACAGTTCCCAGTCTTTTTTGAAAAATCGGCAGTAAATCTATTTTATTTTTTATGCCATACTATAAGCTAACATTGCTAAACAGCCGTCAACAAACCCCATTGCAGTTTGCAGTTCCTTCCTAATTGTGCCATCAGAGCATTTTCTCTTCTTCGCAATAGTGCGTAATGAGATACCGATAACAAAGTGGGCGATGATGAGCTCATATTCCTCTGGTTTATACCTTCTCAACCGAGCCACACAACTGTCTATCATGATGCCTTCGTCATCATCACACTGAATCCGTGACTTTTTGCCATGAGGTAAAAGTCCCTTGAAACCAGCCGCTATCGGCTGCCAGTCCACTCCGCTATTGTCTGAAGCAGCCCAAGCTCCCCAACGATCCATTACTTCATACATATCACGCATCAACTTTCTCCACAAAATCAGGCCAGCACACCAATTGCCAGCGCACGATCGATAAAACGAAATATCAGCTCCAGCTGGGAGCCATACATCTCTTCAAATGCCACGGTATCCGCATGCAGCTCGTCGTGATGCTTTCTGCACAAAGGCAACACAAAGAGGTCATGCGCTTTTGTACCCATTCCACCCTGACCGTGGCCTATCAGGTGATGGGGATCATCAGCAGGCTTTCCACAACATGCACACGGCTGTGTCTTAACCCAGCGCGTGTACTTTTCATTAACCCAGCGGCGACGTTTTGGGCGTAACATAAAAGACTCCGGCGACTCTGGATCCACTTTCAGCGCCAGCACCTTTTTCGCTTTATCCTGGATAATGCTGGTGGCAGGAACCGAAGGAACAAGGTCACTCTCCCGGGTGACAGACGGCACAACAGGCTTCGGTAATCTCAGTGCCTTACGGGCTGCACTTTCCGGTAAGGCATCCGCCAGGTCATTACGAACCAGCCACCAGCACAGTTCCGGCATTGTCACAACGTGACTATCATCAAAACCGAGATCACGGCGCACAACAGATAACACCCAGCGGGCACAGTTATCCGTTGCCATTGATTCCAGCCGTTCCGTGAACTGATCGCGCAGCTGGTTATCGCAGTGCCAGCACAGACGGATTGCGCCCGGCGCGTGTCGCATTGTGGTCATGTTCTCGCTGTGCCAGTCGGAATGAGGCCACTGACAGCCCTTTTCACGAAGTAACCAGCTTTCAAGACATTCCACTCCACCAGCACGACGGATCACTGCCTCATTGCGGAACACGGCCCGAACGGCAGGATCATCCGCCAGCGGTTGTGATGCCGCCGGAACGGCACCACTGGCGAAAGATGAATAACGTTCCGGCTCAGGCTCCAGCAGAACACGCCCCTGCATAAACAGGGGCATCAGCTCTGAACCTGGCCTGAACAATACGATCCCCATACGCGGGGCAATTTCAGGGGTCAGTAGTGCTCTCACGGTCACCTCAATGAACGGTATCGAGCAGCTTTAACAGCTCAGGGAATCGGGATTCGAAGAAATGCGGCTGCGTCTCGCGCGGATTTGCGGGACTGGTGATGTTCTTGCCGAACATGCAGCCTTTCGCTGTCAGCGACCAGAATTTTTTGATGTTGTTAATCGCGGTACGGCTGTATCGTTCGCG